AATAGAAGGGTGGACAGTTGCTATGAGCAACAACTACTGGGACGACGAAGACGAAGACGATACAACCATCACAGGCAATGAATCTGAAAACGACTTGCAAAAGAAATTGCGTAAGAAGATTAAAGCAGATGAAAAGCGTATGAAGGAACTCGAAGAAAAACTAGACGGATACGTCAAGAAAGAGAAAGAGTCTTCTGTTAAAGAACTCCTAGAAAAACAGGGTGTGAATCCTAAGGCTGCACGGTTAATCCTCAAAGACTTGGAAGAAGTTAACGAAGAGACAGTTCAAAACTGGCTTGACGATAATGGAGACCTCTTTGGTTATAACCCAGCAGAAGGAACACCTGAAGTAGACGGCAATCGTGCTGAATTACGTAAGCAGAACGCGGTCACACAGGGTGCAATCACACCTGACCGAGGCGAAGATATGGAAATGAAAATCGACGGAGCACAATCCGTTGAGGAACTCAACCGTATTCTCTTCTCACAATCTTAAACATTCATAGTATCTAATCACCAGGAGGTGAACACTTGGCTACAAACTACACATCGACAGACTCAGCGTCTCTCGGAGGAACAGCAGGTAGCGCAGGTCTAGTACAGAAGGCATACGATAAGTTTATCGAATTTGCCCTTCGTGACGAACCCCTAATTCGTAACGTAGCAGACAAGCGCCCAGTATCCCCAACAAACAACGGAAATGTTGTTGTACTACAGAAGTATGCAGACCTTGCTAACGCAACAACTGCACTAACTGAGTCAACAGACATTGACGGCGTTACAATCGGAACACCTACATCTGTGACAATCACAATGCAGGAGTTCGGTAACGCAACAACTAACACACGTGCTCTACAGTTGTTCTCACTAACATCAGTAGACCCAGACATCGTTACATTGATGGCACGCAACCAAGCAGATTCAATCGACGAACTTGCTATGACAGCACTTCGCGGTGGTTCAAACGTAATCTACTCAGGTTCAACTGCTACATCAACAGCAACAGTTACAGCAGCAGCAACATTGTCAACAGCGAACATCGCTAAGGCAGTTGCTAAGTTGCGCGGTAACAAGGCATCAGGAAAGCGCGGAGCAGAATACTGGGCTGGAGTACACCCAGATGTTGCACACGACCTAATGCTTGAATCATCAGCAGCAGGTTGGGTTGTTCCTAACGCATACGGTATCTCACAGGACCGTATCTGGGCTGGAGAAATCGGACGTTACAAGGGTGCTTACTTCGTAGAGTCACCACGTCTATACAAGGCAACTGATGGTGCTGCATCTGCAAAGGTGTACCGCACAATCATCGCTGGACAGCAAGCACTTGCTGAGGCAGTGGCAGAAGAGCCACACACAGTTATCGGTCCAGTTACCGATAAGTTGAACCGCTTCCGTCCAATCGGATGGTACGGCGTTCTAGGCTTCGCACGTTTCCGTGAAGAGGCTCTATACCGCATTGAGTCAGGTTCATCAATCGCTTAGTTGATTGACGGGTGGGGCTAGGGAAACCTAGCCTCATCAGTAAGTTCATTAAGGAGAACAAATGACAACTTATTTATTTACCACACCTGTGGTAGAAGAAGGTCCCACTGGTGGACATCGCTTGTTCTACTTCTTTCGTCTCAATCGTGGAGTAACAATCACTCGCACTGGAAGCACTTACTCCAGTGGACGTTGGTTCTCACAGGATGAACTAGAAGCAGTTGACGAGTATTGGCTAGGTGGACACGAACATCCTGGTATCAGCGAAGCAACTAAGGCAGCAATGATTGCTGCAGACATTGATGTTACAGAAGCAAACTTCGTAGCAGAGTAGGGACAAATGAGTTTACATCAAAGAACAAAGCATCCTGAATATGTTGAAGGTTGTTTCGGATGCAAAGTATCAACTCTTGAATTAAATACTGGGGATGCTGGCAGACCAATTGCTGACAAGCAATGGCAAAGTAGATTGAAGTTCTACAAGGATGCTAGGAACCAAGGTATTCAACCAGCAGGTACTCATCGTGGTCAGGTTGAGGCAGCAATCGAAGCAAGTGAAACATTGGGAAAAGCATACGACGCTGGCACAATGGGAGTTAGAGCAGACAAGGTTACGAAATCCGTAGCCGAAGTAATGAAAGCGGTGGAGTAATGTCAGTTAAAGGTGAAAAGTACGCATCAAAGAGTGCAATGAAGAAGCACGAGAAGTCTGAGCCAATGGCTATGAAGATGAAAGAATACGGCAAGAAGAAGATGGTTAAGAAGGCTGTTGTAAAGAAGATGGGTAAGAAGAAGTAATGCCCGCCAAGAAGGGCAACGCTAAAGTTGCAAAGATTATGAAGGAATTTAAGGCTGGAACATTGCACGGTGGAGTTAACCCTAAAGGTCCTAAGAAGGCTAAGGTAGTTAAGTCTCGCAAGCAAGCAATTGCTATCGCACTATCTGTTGCAGGAAAGTCGAAGAAGAAGTAATGAACAAAGACCCTAGACTGAAGCGAGCAGGAGTTGCAGGTTTTAATAAGCCAAAGCGCACACCATCTCACCCAACTAAGTCACACGTTGTTGTGGCTAAAGAAGGCGACAAGGTTAAAACTATTCGCTTTGGTCAACAGGGTGTTACTGGGGACAGACAACCGACAGCCCGTCAAAAGGCTTTCAAGGCACGTCACGCTAAAAACATTGCCAAGGGCAAAATGTCTGCAGCGTATTGGGCTAATAAGGTTAAGTGGTAACAAACAAAGGTGGGGACAATGAACGACAAGTTAGCAATCGCTTGGTGCGATAATGGTATGGTCGATGGCAAATTTATGCAAGGTGTTACAGATGTGATGCTCCACTCAGGAGTTGAAGTTGTTACCACCCTTCGTAGCCAAGGCAACCAAATAGCACGCCAGCGAGACAGAGTAATTAATCACTGGTATGAAGGCAACAAATCCGACTGGATACTTTGGGTAGATTCAGATGTTGTTATCAGTCCAGATACTTTCAAGTTGCTTTGGGATAACAAAGATGTGGAGAAGCGCCCTATCCTTTCGGGGGTTTACTTTACAACTGACTATCCCGAAGAACCTTTAATGGAACCAATGCCAACATTGTTTAACTTTGTAGCCAATGGTAATGAGATAGGTATTAAGCGAGTTCATCCTTTACCTAAGAATAAGTTGTTACAAGTAGGAGCAGCGGGTATGGGATTCGTCCTGATGCACCGCAGCGTGGTTGACCGTATCCGTGAGGTACTTCCACAGGCTCCGTTGTTTTCAGATGTAGGACACGGAAAGAATTTTATGGGTGAGGATATTTACTTCTTCGCCTTATGTGACAAGGCTGACATTCCAGTCTGGGCACACACAGCAGCAACAGTTCCGCATATGAAGCGGTTCTCCTTTGATGTTAATTACTACGATGTGTTCGTAGGGAATAAGAGGAAATAATGGCGTACACCCTGAGTCAGATGATTGATGAGGTCATTCTTAATCTTGCAGGATATACATTCCAGCAAGACAGAGCAACCTACCTGAAGACTGCAGTTACTACAACCACATCTTCAAGTGCTTCGCCATTGATTCTTTCTTTGGGTTCAACTGAAAATGTTGGTAAAGGAACAATCGAAATCGATGAAGAGTTAATGTGGGTTGATTCATATGACCGCATTGCTAATACTGCAACGATTGCACCATACGGACGTGGCTACCTAGGCTCAACAGCAGCAACACACACGCTGGATACACGAGTGGTTATCTCTCCAACTTTCCCACGTTTTTCAGTTAAGCGTGCAATCAACGACACAATCCGTTCCCTTGGAGCAAATATCTTTGCGGTAAAGTCAACAACATTTACCTTCAGCCCTGCTCAGTCAACGTATGCTTTCAATAACCTTAACATCAAAAACATATTGACAATTGCTTGGGAATCAATAGGACCGTCTAAAGAATGGGTACCAGTTCGCCGTTGGGACTTTGACTCTACTGCAGATGCAACAGCCTTTGGCGCCTACGCACAGACCATCACAATTGGAGCAGATGCACCAATGCCAGGAAGAACAGTTCGAGTTGTATATGCAACTGACCCAGTAGCCTTTACTTCCAACACAGAAGATTATGTAACACAGACTGGTCTTCCAGAGTCAACACGAGATGTAGTAATCCTTGGAACCGCTTACAGACTCCTATCCTTCCTTGACCCAGCACGTGCTTCTCAAGTTAGCCCACAGGCTGATGAGACAGACTCTAAGCGCCCATACGGTGCATCACAGAGTGCGACTAAACAACTTTATGCTTTGTATTCACAACGTCTCCAAGAAGAGACAAAGGCTCAACAACAGAATTATCCCCCACGAGTTCACTTCTCCCGCCGATAGGAACCTGAATGACAACTAGAAAATACTCATCCCGCTCACAGCAAACAACGCTGACTGCAGCACTCACCTCATCAGGAACAAGCGCAACTGTCGTATCAGGCTCTGGCTTGCTCGGTGGTGTGACAATTTCTGCTGGTGAAATCTTCACAGTAGTAATTGACCCAGATACAGCACTCGAAGAAATTGTAGATGTTACGGCGGTTAGTACTAATACACTAACAATTGTTCGTGGCATTGATGGCTCAACAGGACAGGCTCACTCAGCAGGTGCAGTAG